TTTGCACCTTAATGAACTCATCCGCGAGTCGTAACCAGCCATCCGAAACAACGGAGTTGCGCATCCATTCCGTGCCGAGCGTTTGCGCCATGCGCCGGGGAGATACGCCAAATACTGGATGAGGCAGTTCTTTCGTTTCCCGGGCACGACAATCCACGCCGATAACTTCCAGCATGTTCTTTATTGGATCAGCCAGTGCATATCTAACAAATCCATGCTTCTGCACGAGGTAATCAGCGACAGTATCCTTGCCGCTTCCGGCCTTTCCTGCGATTCCGATCAGCTTCATCGAAAACTCCCGCTGGAGACCGCTTCCTTCAGGTGGCGGAGGAAAGCGGGGGTCTTTGCTCTATGCATACATATTTTTAGCATTTCGTGTATAATGTGTATGTGGAAGTTAAAAAAGCATACAAATTCAGGGTTTATCTCACGGCTCAACAGGAAGAAATTCTTGCCAGAACGTTCGGCTGCGCCCGGTTTGCCTACAACTACATGCTGCGTCAGCGAACCGATGCGTGGTTTCAGAGACAGGAGAGAATCAACTACCACCAAACCTCCGCGATGCTCACGGCGCTTAAGAAAACGCCTGAGCATGCCTGGCTGAATGAGGTTTCCAGCGTTCCGGTCCAGCAATCGCTTCGTCACCTGCAAACGGCTTTTGGGAACTTCTTTGCGAAACGTGCCGGATACCCATCTTTCAAACGCAAAGACGGGAACCAGTCCGCTGAATACACAACCAGCGCGTTCAAGTGGGACGGAAAGAAACTTCGCATTGCCAGAATGGACGCTCCGCTCAACATCCGTTTCTCTCGCACTATCCCGAAAGCGGCTACCGTGACAACTGTTACGGTCAGCAAGGACACGGCGAACCGCTACTTTGTGTCCATGCTCTGCACGGATGAGGTCAAGGCAAAGACTCGTGCCGAAAACAAAGTGGGGATTGACCTCGGCTTGACTCACTTTGCCATCCTCTCTACAGGGGAAAAGGTTGCATCTCCCAATACGTTCAGGAAGAACGAAGCGAAACTTGCAAAACTGCAACGCAGATTAGCCAAAAAACAGAAAGGCTCGAATCGCAGACTCAAAGCAAAACTGAAAGTAGCAAAGCTCCATGCCAAGATAGGGGACTCCCGCAGGGATTTCCTGCACAAACTTTCGACACGGCTGATAAACGAAAACCAAGTGATCGCCATCGAAAGCCTCGCTGTGAGCAATATGCAGAAGAACCGTTGTCTCTCGAAGTCGATCAGTGACGCAAGCTGGTCTGAGTTCGTGCGGCAGCTTGAATACAAGGCGCTATGGTATGGGCGTGAACTGATCGGCATTGACCGCTGGTATCCAAGCAGCAAACGCTGTTCGGATTGCGGCCATACCGTCCGCGCCATGCCGCTGAAAGTGCGCGAGTGGACATGCCCTGAATGCGGCACGATCCACGACCGTGACATCAACGCAGCGCGTAATGTTTTGGCCGCCGGACTGGCGGTGTCAGCCCATGGAGAAACTGTAAGTCCTGTTTGCATGTAAATGTAAATAGGCAAGGTTCTGTGAAGTGGGAATCCCCTTCCTTTAGGGAGGGGAGCAGTCAATTCTTCCCCATAAATCTATCGTGCACCCACATGCTCGCCACAATCCCGAAAGGGCCGCCAAGCAAATAAGCAAGGTTGTCCAAAGGCGCCTGTGTGTCAGGAACCAATTTCAGCACAGCCAAATTTCCGGTCCCGATAACGAAGCTGGTTAGAAACGCGGCTTTCGGATGCCCCTTGTTCACGTTTAATGATTGGAATCCGAGCGCAAATACGGTTACAAACGTTGCAGCGAAAATTAATAACGCGCTCACGAATACGCCTTCTTGAGGAAATTTAAGGAGATAGTGGAAATATCGTAGCGGCCTTCACAGACCTCATATTTCACGACGATTCCCCGCTTATGGTCGTTGCCTTGCGGCCCAAGATAGGATTCGTCATGGCTATAGCACGTAGCGCAAAAGAGCGCCGTCTGCTGAGTCTTTTTGTGGATGGCGATGTCCATGTGCTGAACATGCCCCATCGTTGCCGAGCACTGTCGCTCACGTAGCAAAGCCGCCGCGGAACTGACCGGGCGCCCCATAACGCCACTGGTGAAGAAGTGGCTGTACTCGATACCGTCCTTCTTCACTACTTTCAGGAACGGGTGATACTTCCATCCGCATTCCTCAATGCCGAGATCGGCTATATCCAGCTTGCCGTGATACTCCGGATTGTTATCCGCCACCCTGGTGATCCGCTGCTCATGATTCCCTTCGCAGAATTCCATCTCGGGCTCGTACTTCTCGTGCCTGGCAGCCGTGCGGTTGTAGTCATGGATCGGCTTTAACAGTCTCTCCATTGCGTCTCGACCGGCCTTCACATCCTTGACATACCGCCTCCCCTCGAAAGGCAATTTCCCTTTGTCGTAAGCGGAAAGACTCGGCATGTCCCAGAAGTCGCCAATATTGATGATCACATCCGGCTTCTTCTCAACGATGTAATTGCCGATCCATTCCCAATGATCGGTATTGACGCCCTCCTTCACCTGTCCATCGGGAATAACCAGATGCATTCTGCCGATGCGCTCCCGGCTATGGATCCTTGGAGCTTCCTTGCGAAACGTTGGCTTGAGTCCCCTGAGCCTTGCTGTGGCGACTCGATTTTCCAGTGTTGCTTTCGGTATCCCGCACCCGGCTTTTGCGGCCAGATACGGGCTTCCATGCTCTTCGACCAGATTCAACGCCTGTACCAGCATCGACTCTGGCAGTTGCGGTGTTGGCACTACTCTTCCTCTTCGATCATCCTGAGTCCGTTACGCTTTTCCGCTCGCTCAAACCGCTCGTAATCTTCCCGACAGCCCGCATTGCAGAATGCGCCCTGTGATGGCTCATCGCAGTTCAGGCAGCGTCCTGTGCGAACCGGAACAGGCTTGCGGTAAGACAGGGAGACCTCCCGATGCATCTCCTCCAGAGAGGATGCGCGATCTGCCTCATCAGCCATCACACTTTTTCCGCACGATCTTGTCCCGGATCAGGACGTACATTTGCAGGACGGTATAAATGGCAGTAGCCCACAGAATGAATGTCGGCAGCCCTTCGGTTATTTGCTGAAGCACCGAAACAACAACCGGGGGAGAAAGCTTTGCCGATGCTACGGCCGTTTCGCTCTTCACATTTGCGTCCTCAGGAAATTACTGCGATTAAAAGCAGAGTGACAGACGCGCCAACAGCAAACCATGTCCAATTCGATTCCTTGACCTTGTTCAGTACGTCAATAGCCCTGGCTATCAACGAATCAGCCTTGGCATCCAGTTCCTTCGTTTGCCCTTCCACGTAGTCTTTCGCCTGCTCAACCGCGTTATCGATTACCTCTTTCATTCGCCTTCTCCTATAGAAAGTGATTCCAGTCATTTCAAACAGCCATAAAAAAAGCCGCATATAGCGGCTCGTTGATGAATCAGTGCTTTGTTTCTTAACGTAAAAAGTAATACCAAATATCGAATATCAGGCAAGCCAGAAAGAAGAAGAACAGATCGCGCCTACCAACTGCCTGAATACTCCATTCATGCTGCTCAAGCTCCCGCAGCAGCGCCACAGTCATGACAAGAACAGTGGCAAGCCATGCAGGAACTGGATGGACGAATGCGATACTCAAGCACAGGGCATAGAGAGCATGTAGGGATTGATCTCGGCATTCGGTCCAGAATGTCCTCACTCGCATATCTCCGCGTTTTGCAGCAATGCTTCGTTCTTCCGGCTCGATATTTGAGCGGCCAGCAGCATTACTTTCTGAGTCTGCTCGCCCTGCTTCACCATCTCGTTCCGAAATGACTCTGTAGCGGCCGCTCCCTGCCTTGCTTCATTTGCGGCGTTGATCATAAGAGTTGGCATCCAGGCAATGGCGCAATTCCAATGGTCTAGCTCCGATCCTGTATTCGGGTCGTAGCCTTTGATTTTCACGTACCATGGGCAGCGCGCAATGTACTGTTGTCCGGTTTGATCCGTCTTGAACTCCTCACACTTCGCCCCGAGAGGGCAGCCTGCGGTTTTGATCTCCATCAGTCCTTGCTCGCAATGATCACATTGATATAAAAAACAGACATGTCGATCGCGGTGCCGGTGAATGAGTGCGTGTGCGGCAGCCCTCCCCCTTTAGGGAGTGTAACTGCGTTTTTGCCGGTCAATCCTGATCCTTCAGTTGCATAGCCATCAGCGCCCCGTTCATCACCAGTCAAAGGAAAAAAGTGATCATGTGGCGGAATCTGATCGATCGTCAGCGTCGTATTTCCAACCGTGCCGGTCACAGATTTCGACGCAAACGCGGTAGTAAATGGAACAGAACCGCCTGTGCCACCACCGGTTCCCCCAGTGACACGGATCGCATGATTCAACCCCGGATTTGCGTCTTTCGTCCAGCCAACTGGAGCAGCAGCCTGAAAAAAAAACATGCTTGTTCCAGTCGGTATAATCTCAGTGCTTGTCGCCACCCCCAATGTTGCCCGCATCGCGGCAGCATTGGCATCATCCAGTAGCGTCCGGGCGAATGCGCTTAGATCAGCCAGCGCCGCCGTTCCCGATCCAGTGAAATAAGCCAGTTTGTCAGCGGCAGAAGAGAGGGCCCCGAGCGCTGTCAGATTGGCATTGGATAGAGACTCTTGCAGAGCGACATTTGTCAGTCCGGCAACAAAGTAATCCCCTGCATTCCACGTGCGCGGAGTCGTCCCATCTAGCCCCCGGCCTCCGACAGCGATAGTCATCGCATCGCCCGAGCGCGCTTCGATCTTGACTATCTCGCGATTTCCGGAAGCGTCTTTGAAAATTCCATAGAAATAGTCGCCAGAATCGAGTGCCGGGAAATTAACGCCCTTTCCCGCTTCGACTGTGAAGTTGAGGCCGGTTGCACCACTAGGCGCTGAAGCTACTATTGCTTTACCAAAATTCGAGAAACGAAGCATTGTTTAACCCAATAAAAAAGCCGCTCTAGGCGGCTTACGATCCGATCAACCCATGCGTGCGAAGAGCATCTTCAAGGGCTTTAAATCTCGCGGCCAACTGTGCTGTTGTGACAGTCGCCACATCCCTCTCAGTTGCTTTATCTGCACTTCCAGTCATCGTTGCTCCCCATCCGGTATCGCGCCCACCAAGGATTTTCACATTCCCAACCCTGACTTCGTTCGAAAGATAGAGCGCCCTCCATTCGTTGGAAGATCCGCCCAAATCAATCGCTCCGGAAGTCGTGGGACGCACCACAGCGTCAAATGTGTGCGATCCGGCACTACCGGCCATGTGACGTAATGTCGCCCCACCGAAGAAGTTTGTCGTTGTATTTTGAAAGTAATTCAGCCCGATATTATTTGTTATGGAAGAACCTAGAGAGGAAATGCCTATATTTCCACCTTGAAACAGGTTTCCTCCGATGAAATTACCCTCTGCCCCAATTTCAAGAATGATCCCATCAATACTGTTAGGAGCTGCTGCCGATACAAGAATATTTCCCGCTATGATGCTGTAGAGCGTCCCGCTCTTGAGATGAATGCCTTTCACAATATCCAGTGCGCCAGACCTGGAATAGATTAAATTCTGCGATACATTAGCTTGGCTACAGTTCTCCAGTTCAACGCCGGTTACATATGCGTTTACGTGATTATTAACGCACTGAAGCATCGGCTTTGCGCTGACAGATCCGTTAAACACAACCCCTTTGCCAACATTGACAAAGTTATTATTGTTTACATATCCGCCTTCCACTCCCTCAAACTTGACGCACTCCTGAGCATAGTAAGCATCGCATTTCGACACATTAATATGAACCGGATTACCGGAGCCTGAAAAGCGGCACATAGAGCTTGATATTATATTTACATTATCTGTGGTGTATTTTCCTGCAAAATAACAATGCTGCATCTGAGCAGCCATAACGCTTACGGCATCAAGACCATAGTTCCATCCGTCCGTATTCACACCTGTTAATCCACGAAACTCCACATCACTTACCCGGAGTCGTGGCTTGCTGCGATTCTGGATATTGCCGCCAGTGATCTGCCCTGAGCCGTCTACCGCAATAGCTGTGCCGGTCCCAGCCTTGCCGGTGATGAATGATAGTCCCGAGATGTTTATATGGTAGTCATCATCCGCTTGTGCAAATGACAGCCCCGTGTTTGTTGCGTCAGAGTTCCAGATCAGCCGAGTATTATTGATACCTGAACCGCAAATGCTTATCGGCTTGCCGGAGTGAGTCAACGTATCTGCGATGACATAGCTCTTGCCGAGAAGGTTTATTTTCTGAATTCCGGTTTCCAGAAGAGCTTTCTGAAACCCATCAGTATCTCTTGTGGCATCACCGCCAGTTGCCCCGAAGTCCTCAATGCTTACCCTTTCGTCGAGCTTGTCGCCAACACCCCGAATAATTGCGGTTGCCCACTGCGGCTCGTAAGGGGCCTCATCCTGTGTCGCCAGCGCTCCAAGCTGGAGATTGCTTCTTGCCGCCGCCTTGTCCGGCACGTCAGCAAGGTTATTTGCCTTTGCTAGAGCATCATCGCCCTCAACCGAATACCATTCGGCAACCGCGCGATCGACAAGGTATTCCTCTTCCTTGTCGTCTTGCAGATCAAGGATCGTACCTTCGCCGTATCGGTATCCGGCAATTGTTCTCGGCTCAAGTAAGCGAATGGGCATTGCTTATATCCGTCTGATCGATGTTTGTATTGGAGCTCTGGTGTAATTTCTTGCGGCTCTCATGCCTGCCGCAGCGGTCTTGATCGTGAACGCCTGCTGATGGAACGTAGCGAGTTGCGGGCTTGTATAGGGCTTCTTGGGCGACAGCATCAGGCGAGTCAAAGCGCCGTGCGCAATCGCCTCTCTGAATTCATTGAAGATGGAGTCATCGACTCCGGTTGCATCTGGAGCTGGTTTCAGGATGACTTCGAGCGCAAGCGTGCCATCGGCGTCTGGAGTTGGGACAAGCGTGAGAGATGTTGCGCCGCCGAATACGAATCTTGGCGTGCCGGTATCGTTGCGCCAGTCATAGATGGTCACATTCGACTCATCGACGCGAGTCGCTATCTCATCGCCATTCCATGCCGCGTAATGAATGGCATGCACCACGGCTTCAGCAGGAGGAACGAAGGCATATTGAGCCGTTCCGCTTGTGACTTCGATATCAGGATGGTTGTAGCGCCAGGCTAGGCTTTGTTCGCAGAAGGCGATAGCAGCTTGCCGTAGCGCAAGATCAACCGCAGCAGTCGGTGCGCCGGGAACGTCTGGTAAAACGTAGTCGTAAAAATTCGCCCAGGTCTTCATGGTTGCGCCTCTGCTCCAAAGAGTTGAGCAAATGCAATCGCTCTCTGGCTGTTTACATGCTCATCGTCCGAACTTTCGGCGCGGAACGTTACATAATCCGCCACGGTCTGGACATATTCAGCACCAAGCGGAAACGCATCGGCCAGCCCCTTCTCACCATTCGGCAAATTGGAATAGTTGCCGACGAATAAATCCGGGCGACGCTTGACGAGCGCCAATACGCCGTGGTTGGCGTAAGCCAGTAGATCGGCATTTGTATACCGATCCCCGTCCGCGTCGTTGAGCGGAATGCGCGCAAGATCGATTACGCTCTGGTACGTAAATGCCATCAGGCGTTATCCATCTCGTGTTTGCTGAACAGTGCAATCACCTTATGGCGAATGCTCTCCTCTGCAAGCCTCTTATCGATCTTCTCGTTGTATTTCGTCTCAGCGAATTCGATCAATGCCTTCTTGTCCATGGCGTGGAAATCGACAACAGGAAGTGGTTCCTCAACCGGCTTTTCATCCTGCTTTAAGCCAACCTCTTCCGCGTCTACAGGCTTTACAGCAGCGCTATCAGCCTTTGCCCATGTATCGGGATGGTTAAGCAATCTTTCTGCCATCTCAGGGCTTACATTTCGCACTTGACCGGGCTCCCACCACAGTCCGACCCCGCTGATGGAGTCCTGCTTTCTGTAATCCAGTAAATATTTAACTTGCATGTTTTGCCCACAAAAAAGGGCGACCCGAAGGCCGCCCTGAAGCCACCGATAAAAAGGAGGTCTTACTTGACGCCCGTTGCCTCTCCAGTGACAATTGCCGTGATGTCGCCGCTCGCAAACGTGGTGGCTGCGACAGTGACGGTCAAATCGACGTACACATCCTTCTCGAATTTGATCGGCGGGAACCGCAGATCGGTCAAAGCTGCCGCAGAAAGGATGGTCGTTGCCGCCGAGAAATAATCATCGTCGGCAGTAGGCCCGGCAGTCGAATCAACGGGCGTGTAACCAATCTTCACTGCGAACGCCGTGCCGCCGGTATCCAGATCAGCATTGTTGATCTTGAGCCCGGTAACAGTCATGCCAGCAGGAATGCGGACGGGACGGTAAACGCTTGCCAGTGCGCCCGAGGAAGGCGTCACCGTTCCCCATACCATCGCAGCGTTTCCATATCCGCCCATCGGCAGCGGCTTGCTGTTCAAATCACTTGCGCTATGTGTTGCCATTAAACTTTCTCCTTGCGAATTGAGAGACTAGCGGGACCGGAGCCCCGCTATCGGATTGATTAGGCCAGCAACGGAACAACCGAGTCCACGGCAATCACGCCGAAGTCAGTCGGAACCTTCGAGCCGGTACCGTCATCGATGGAGAAACGGGTCTTGGCCTTGCCGCAAACCTTCTCACCCATCACTTCGAGGTTGCTCTCGAAGTTGTACCAGTGTTCCTTCCAGCCGAATTGCAGACCACTGACTTTGGTTTTGCCGTACGCAACGCCCAGAGCTTGCGCGCCGAGCAGAAGACCGCGCTCAACGGCATAACCGGAAGTCAGCGAAGCATTGACAGCCTGATCGGTTTCCGTTGCAGTCGCAGCGTTGGCAGCCGTGATGACCTTGGTGGACTCGCTGATAGCGAAGCGTACGGCACGCTCGTTCTTGATCACCAGAATGCCATTCCACATTCCGACCTCGCCTGCGAACAGGGGGTGGCGGGTGTCGAAGTACGCAGCCCGGTTCACGGCGTTTTGCTGGAATGCGCGGAGCGAACCTTCGGTCAACAGGAGCGAGTACTGCGCCGGAGTCGCCAGGAATACCCACATCTTGGAAGTTTGCGAAGCCTTGTCGCCAGCCAGTTTGACCGACTGCAAAGGCTGATCCATGTCGTCTAGGATCCGGCGCAACAGATCGAGGTGTGCCAGTTTCAGCACATCAGTCGATACCACGGAACCGAGTTGCTGGCCGCCGCGTGTCAGATTGGCGCCGTTCACAACATAGTGACGGTTGTAGGTCGGAGCCTTGACCGAGTTGACCATGATCGAATTGAAGTTCGTCGCGGTTTGCAGCGGAACAGTCCAGTCCGAACCGGTTTGCGAACCGCGCGCTCCAGCCAGATGCACAAGGGTTTCCTGAGCATCAAGACGAGGGAAGTAGCCGGACAATTGCGCCAGGGCGATTTCACGCAACTGATGCTTCGTGCGTTGCTGCGACATCGAGCCGCCCGCATCGATCACCTTGGAAGCCAGGTCGATTTTGATTTCCATCGAAGAGAAGGACAGCGCGCTACCCTTGCCTTCGCGATTCACATCGCCCATCAAAGGCTCGCCGCCAACGGTATCGACCAGATCGAGTGATACGACATCGCCAGCACTCTTCATGAGGTTATCGATACGCACGATAGGCATGCCTGGTGCTGTCTGCCCTGCCACCTTCTGCATGCCGCTGTTCGGCTCTACCGGCCCTACCAGTTGATCGATAGCGGTAGCGCCCTTCAGCGTATTGGCGAAGAGTGCCGCGCTATAGTGTTTTACTGCTAACGAGCTTCCGCTTGCTACGTTTGTTTCAGCCATTTCAAAAATCCTTAATCGAGTTCGGCTCTCAAGGCTGCGGCTTTATGCGCGGGCATGCTCATGAGCTTCTGCGCCAGCTCAAACGGGCTCAGATTCTGCAATTGCTCTGCCTCGGACGCGGGATTTGCGCCGCCTTGAATATCCGATAGGGTTGTTGGTTTGCGTGCCGGGGCAGCATCGACCTTGGCTTTAGCCTTGGCCTTTACCTCATCCGGCTCAGGTTGTTTTTTTGGTGCGGAGGCATCCGGCATGATCGCTCTGACGCGGCGAACGACTTCCGAGAAACGGTCTGCATAGGGCTTGTTCGCCCATTTATCGCTGTTCCTCAAAATTTCATCTTGCCGCAAAGCCTCGTCCCACGCTTCCGAATCGTTCGCTTCCCAATGCATCAGGTCAGGGTTGTTTTCCTTGGCTTCGGCGACCTGCTCAGCCACGCTCAATTGCTTAACGCGCTCAGCTTCCTCCTTCTCGCGCTTCAGTTCCTGTAGCGTTTGCTCAAGCCTTTCACCTTGCTTCTTGTTTCCCTCGAGCACAGCGGTCAAGGTTGCGTGCAATTCGGGCATTTCGTCTTTCAACGATTCCAGATGCGCCCGGTAAGCATCATCTGCCACCTTCACATCCTTCTTGCTCGTCGCCTCATCCTTGGCCTTCAGCAACTCTTCCAGCTTGCCTTGGGCTTGGCTCAATTGCTCGCGCAAGGTTGAGTTCTCGACCCGCAACTGCTTGTGCTTCTCATAGGGAATAACACCCTTGCCGCTCTTGTTCAGAACGACTGGCTCTTCATCCTCACCCGCGCCGTTAGCCGCGCCTTTGTCTTCCTGTTCGGGATCTTGGGTTGCCGTTTCCTGTGCCTTGTCGCCTTCCTTTTCGCCGAGAATTTCCATGAGTTTTTCCGGATCGCTTTCCAGAATCTCAATCTGTTCCGGTGTCAGGTTGGCTATTTGCTCGTCCGTAAGCTGTGATACGTCCATCTATCCTCCAAACTACATATCGTCGTGAGCACGCTGCAAATGCAGAGGTTGATAAAACTGCGGTATCGCCGTTAGCGCGGTTTGAAAAACAAACTTCGTTTGCCTTTGAATAGCAAAGGGGGTTTGTCTCTGATAAACAGAAAGGGGCTTTCGCCCCTCCTTTTACTTATCAAGGATGTGGCTTGCCCGGTCTGCCCTGCTTATTTTCAGGATCCCGGAATCGGCATTCAGCCAACAAATAGCCCTCCAGCGGCCAAATCTTGTTAAAGGCATCCCTATAAGCGAGTTGCCGCCCGATCTCCATATCGAAATTGCGAGAATCGACACAAGCAGATTCACCGCGCACCGAATACCCGTTTTCCAAAACAATATTGCAGATGGTCACGGTTGAATTCGGCAGAATCATGTAGTCCACATTTTTGATACGCGCCTCGATGCTTTCTCGCGTAACCTTCTCATGTGGTTTTGCTGCTATTGCTTGGTCTAGCTGTGCATCATTCATCTTCACTTTCTCCTGAATATGGCTTCGTCACGCCCGAAGCCTTAGCGTCTGCTGCAAATCGTGGGCAATAAAAAAGCCGCCCTGTTTCCAGAAGCGGCTTTCATTGATTCGGTTTGATGCTATCTATATCTCAGCGTATAACGCGGAGTGTTCGTTACATCTTCCACCGCACCAATATTGGGAGTGTTATAAAACTGTTTTCCGTAGAAATCCTTGCCCCCCAGGTAAACGCCTTTGCGCTTGAGCGCGGAGGATTGTGTTCTGTATTTGCTGTCCAGTTGTGGATCGTCTGTAACCGTCGATGCTGCCAGAGTGTGCGCTACTGGCGCGCCAAACCCATAAAAGCAGTTATTGGACTCACCCGTCCATGCGGCGGAATCTACCTGGACTGCTGCCAGCGATCTGCGCGAGGTGAAGATATTGTTCCTGACACTGTTTCCAGTGTTGTTCGCACCTCCGACTAAGTAAACTCCGTGGTGAGCACAGTTAACAAAAGTATTGTTATAAATGTCTGCCGATTGTGTCAGGCCGGAAGCTGCATCTGTCTTATTCCCGAAGCCTATCCCTACCAGACAATTAACTATTAGATTTCCGTAGCAGACTATATTGGAAGCATCCAGGATCAGTATCCCGAAGCCTGTCGCTGAATAAGTTTCAGACCCATCACCATGAATATCTCTAAATTCATTCCCAAATATAACCGTGTCATGGCAACCGTGATCAGGCAGCACGCCGCAGCCATCTATACTTATCGTCGTGATATTCTCGGCGTAGTTATTGAAGATTCGGTATGTGCCATACAGAGGGTTGCAGAACCCCGTTAATCCATGAAGCCCAGAGCACCAGTTGTTGTAGATATCATTTGCTCCAAAGTCTGGAGTTGAGGATCGCTCG